CCTACTTTTTTTGCTGATACAGCAGATGTTAATGGTTATGGCGGGAATGAAAAAACAACTTTTCTAAACTCTTTATCTACTTTTATAACAAATCTAGAAGATTATAGAGATAATGCTCTAATACCTTTAAGAGATGAGCTTGATAATATTTTTGATAGTGGAGTAAATACTCTTTTCACTGATACTGATATGATAAATGATGTTACAGATGATAGTGCAAATCTAGATACTTTAATAAGTTTATTAAATACTTATATTGGTGTAAATACTGATGTTGCCACTGATGGAAGTTTATATGGATATCAAAGCTTTTTCTCTTCTGCTTTAGGTGATGAAGTAAACTTTGATACATACTTAACAGAATTAGAAACTTTAAATAATAATATAGATACAGATATAACTAACAGGACAAATAATTTAATAAATACTTATGTAGGTGATACATATCAAGACAAAATGAAGAAGTGGAGAACATTTTGGATTAAAGAAAGAATTAATAAACCACAAGCTTCTTTAATTTCTGTAGAAGGTGCTGATAAAGCAATTTCAGATGCGATAAAGTCAATTGAAAATGTAAATGATACTTTAAAGACTTTATTTAGTGATACAGATCTCGATAGACAACAATGGATCCCAACTCCTAAAATATATTCTGCATTTTATAATCCTATTATTGATAATGAAACTGGAGAGATATTAATAAGAAGAGTTGGACTTATATATGGTGGACAACAACATGCAACAAAATATGAGGTGTATCGTGATTTGCTTGAAAATATTACTTTAAGTAATGATGAATGGTCAAGCTCTTTAATAATAAAAGAAATAACTGGTTTAAATAGTCAAGGAACGGTTAAACTTCAATATGAAGATTTTGATGTAGAGCTTGATAAATCATACGTATATAGAGTAAGAGTTTATGATGATACAAATGATAGCGGATATGCTTTCTCTGGTTCTTTACAAAGTAAAATCTATGATGATGATAACACAATATCATATTCCTTTCAGGAAACTGAACAAATAATATTTGATGGAAATCAAATAGAAGCAAGTAAAATAGATATTACAAAAGATAATAATTTTTCTTTAGGAGCAAGAGCAATATTGTTAAGCTCTTCTGAATATAATGATAACATTTATACTATTGCAAAATTGAAAGAAAATATAGATGATGTGAGTATATGGGTTTATCCTGCTTTACAGACAGAAGAAGATGGTAATATTTATTATTTTACAAACTTAGCTATAGTTAGTCAGTAAGGAAGTTTTTCGTAAAGGTAATATTACTATGAAAGGAATAGCATTTTACGGATTAGATTTTTTTAAAAGAAAAACAGGAAATGATTTAATAAAAGAAAATATTACTCGTATATTATTAACCAATAGAGGCGAAAGAGTAAATAAGCCTTTATTTGGTTCTAATCTGAGAGGTTATCTTTTTGAAAATTCAAATGTTTTACAAGAAGATGTTGAAGAGGATATTAGGCAATCAATAATAAATTGGGAGCCCCGTGTTTCAATACAAAGTTTAGTTGTACAAATGCGAGGACCGAACTCTGCATATATTTATTTAGATTTAAAAAATAAAGAAACAATGCAAGATTTTACTTATGAGGTGGTATTAAGACTATGATAGATGCTAGTAAGTATATCCCTACTTTAAAAGAATCTAAGAATAAAGATTATTTTAACTTTATTTGGAATAGCGTATATAAAAAAAGAAGAGCAGAAGTATCTAAAAGAAAAGCTATTTATTCTGCTAATGCTATTGTATATTCTGAGCTATTAAAAGAATGGAATAATAAAAATAGTAAAAAAGATTATGTGAAACAAATTTGGGAAAAGAGAAAAGATAAGAATATTATATTAGAGAAAAAAAGTGATTATAATATATATCCTATTGATGATATGAATGTAATATTAACTACTGAAGAAGATGTTCTTAATGACTATAGAAGTGTTAAAAGAAAAGGTCTAATTAAGAACATAGAAGATGATTATGAGATAGAAATATTAGACAAGGCTAGCGAAGAATATAATATAAAACTTCACCCAAGTCTTTATTATGTAATGTGGAGTGAATAATGGCGGTTAAATTAACTAAACTACCTAAAACGCAATATAGCGGCTTAGATTATCAAAATATTATTGAAGATGTTGTATCTTTGGTAACTGAAAATCCAGAATATAGTAATCAGTATGATGACTTCTTAAGTAGTAATGCTGGTAGAACAATAACTGAACTTTTTGCCTTTATTGCTGACCAATTAGCAACTCGTATTGATTGGGTAGTAAACGAAAACTTTCTTGGAACTGCTACTCAAAAAAATTCTGTTATAAAAATTCTTAAGCTTTTAGGTTATAATTTTCAACTTTCAATAAACTCAAATGTTCAAGTAACTACTTCTTTTAATAAACCTGTGGGAGATTTCTATCTTACAGAGGCTTATGATAATAGTGGAACTATATCACCTTTTACTTTAAGTGCTGAAGATAAAAATGGAGTTATGAGAACATTTGAAGCTATTAACTTTAATAATGAAAATAACACTTATGATTATAAAGGTGGAGTGCAATTACAAACTGGAAGTGCTGAAAATCCAAATCTTACTCATTATGTAGAATTTTATGAAGGCACTACTTATATAGAGCAGTTTGTGGCAGATATCGATAACAATCCTATTTTTACTTTATCTCAATCACCTGTAATAGAAAATTCTGTTCAAGTATATTTGGTTGTTGAACAAGGTGGAAGCGTAACAGAGACAAGATTAAATGAAGTAAACTCATTTTTAGATCCTAACTCTCAGAATGAATATGATGCTTTTGGCAATGAACTTCCGTTAACATATAAAAGAAATGTAGAGGAAAATGATACCATTACAATTGAATTCCCACCAACTACTCTTGTTACTAGTAGTAATAGAAGATTAAGAGAAGGTGATAGAGTAAGAATCTTCTATCGCATAGGTGGTGGTATAGATGGTAATATTACAGCACGTTCTATTAATGTAGATAAAACAATGCTTATTAATGGACAGAGTGTAGGTGTTCATTTTATAAATGAACAAAAAGGAACTGGTGGTAGAAACGGAGAGACTGCTGAATATGCATCTGTATACGCACCTTTTTCTATTAGAACCGCAGGAAAGGCAGTGACAGAAGAAGATTATAATATTATTGTAAATGCCGATAATACGGTTATAAAGGCTCAAGCTTTTGGTAATAATAATATAACCCCATCTACTGTATATAATAGATATGGAAATTATATTCATCCGTTAGAAGTATGGCTTTATATCTTAAAAGATAAGCCAGCATGGGAAGATGTTGCTCCTTCAAGATATAATGATTTTCAATGGATAACACTAAGATTAGAAAATAGGCTTAATGAGATGTATTCATTTAGAGATGGTGAATATGGGTATGATGTTCTTACTTATTCTTCTGAGTTAGATTGGGAAACAGATATAGATTGGGATGAAAGTGGAAGCACAGAAACTTTTAATAACTATGTTATTTTAGAAACTCCAAGTAAATTTAAAAATAATTTAATTGATGATGGTGGAAATGTTAATACTGATCTATTGTTTAAAATAACTGAGAAAGATACTAAATCATATTATTTTTCAGATTTGTCTACATATAATGAATTTTATGAACCAAGAACTACTAATGATGGGTTAATAGAAGGCTCTACACCAACTTGGAAAATAGTTGAAGATGTAGCTGCAAAGTTTAAATCAGAAATTGATTTAAAGAGTGGTATTAACCTTTCATCTAAATATATGGTAACTATTGGTTTTGATAATAATCCTCTTGTAACTGATATTGATCTAAGGGGATCAACCCCTAGTGAAACCTCTGCTCAAGATATAATTGATATAATAAATGATGCTTTCACAAATAGTCCAGACTATAATAATGGAGTTAGTGGTTCAAATGGTTTTCAAGAATTAGGATTATCAGTTGATAGTAGTACCTCATCTGGTCTACCTTCAGGAACAGCATATAATGTATATATTAATGGAGTTGAATATACTATTACCATTGATACAACTCCTACTTATACTGAACTGGCAACTCTTATTGAAGATTCAACAAACTTTACACTTAATGCTAATATTAATGCTCAAAGTGTTATTATTACAAATGTAGATTATGATATAGAGTTAGTTCAACCAGGAATGGCTATAAGTGGAGATGGTATTCTAGAAGGAACTTTTGTAGAGAATGTATCTGTCCCAAATAAACAAATAACACTTACTCAGGCCGCAACAATAACTGGAGAAGACAAGACAATAATTTTAAATGGTTATTCAGTAACAATAGAAGGAACCTCTCCTACTGAAGATATTAGAATAACTAATATCGGAACCTTTCCTAAATATTCTGTTAGAGTAGAACCTGGTCTTACAGGTAATGATTTATTAACTGCATTACCTACTATAGTTGACCCTCCTAATGCTGGTTCTGGAAAATCAGGTTATCAGCGATTAGGACTTTCAAATGATTTAACTGCTATAACTCCATTATCAAACACTACTCAATATTATTTCAAAGTCAATGGATATGAATATTCTATAACAACTGGAACAGATAATACTTATAATGATATAATTACTTTACTTGATACAGAGCTTGATCCTAATTATACTGTTCAATCAACTGAAGACGATGTTATTGAGTTTTTAAATGATACCTCTGGACCAGTTCTCCTTGAAGAGGGTGAAAGCGGAACTGACCTTTTAGAAGCGCTGCTTGGAAGTGGGTATACTCTTGATGATTCGATTGGTGGAGGAGATTATAGCACAGTTGCCAAAACTACTAGTTATTTATTAGTTAATGATGAGCTTTATGTAGAACTTCAATCACCTATTACTGGAAAAGTTTCTCAATTAGATTTTAGTGGAACTACTGATAGTAATTTAAATGCTTCTGAAGTTGTATTTGGTATTCGTGTTGGCGGATCTTATCCGCTAAATAGAAGAATGTTTGGACAAAGAAAATTAACTGTTATTATAAATAAAAATCTTGATAGTTTTGGTAATGTAATACTTGAGAATGGATCTATAAATTTTTATTTAGAGCAAAGAGATTTATATTTTAATTATCTTATTGATAATAGGAGTAGTATAGATATAGGAACTTATTATAATGAAAATTATGGCCAAGATGACCCTGCCTGGAGAATAGTAGCAAATAGAGTTTATAATACTGTATACGATCAAGATAGATTAACTATTGATTTAAACTCCTCAGAATTTTTTGTAAGGTTTACAAAAGAAAAGTCAGAAGGGGCTTCTCTTTATATGATAGAAAATGATTGGAGTTTAGATGAAAGTTCTAATGCAACAGTAGAAAGTTTAACTAATCCTCAAGATAATATCAATGCTTCAAATTATTTTATTAGCTTGCAGTTTGATAATAAACCTACTGTTGATAATATTGATATTACTGCTGATGGTTTTGTAGATGGATCTTATACATTAACTCAAATAATTAATAATATTAATGATGAAATAAGAAATACAACTGGATACTCAGATGATTTACTTTATGCTAATTTTGATTTTGCCTCTATAAATAATGCAGGAGATGGATTAATATTAAGAAGTCCTTTAAAAAATAATAACAGTAAAATAATTATTTCTCCCTCAACAGTAAATGATGCTGTATACCAAATATTTGGTTTAGTTGAAGAAATAAATCATGAGTATTATGCTATTGGTGATTATTTTATTGATTATGATGAATCAAGAGATGTTATGACACTAAATAAACTTTCTACTGATAATAGTAGTAATATGCCTGACTTGAATTTTTACTTTCATTTTATTTTTGATAAAAGATATGTAGAAGAAATATATGATGGTAAAGAAGGACGCCCTGGATTTCAAAAAGGTGTTATTGATGAGGATATTTATGAAGCTACTTTTTCAAGTTATAAAATAGTTGGACTTGATCATGTATATAAAGAAACTAAGTTTAAAGTTTTTGATATAAAGGCTAATATATACTATAATAAAATTTATTCAAAAGAGGATGTGTCAAATAGAGTTGAAAATAATATAAAAACAAATTTTGGTTTAGAAAGTATTGACTTTGGACAGTCAACACCGAAATCAAGAATAATGTCAATTATTCATGAAATTGATGGTGTAGAATATGTTATCTTAGAATATCTTGGTCCTGATGCACAAGACCTTACAACAAATGTTGAGAATGCAGTCGACAGTGGATTTAATGAAATTGCAATTTTATCAGAAGATGTATTTTTAACAGGACAAAAAATTCATGGACTCATGTTAAACTACTTTATAAGTGAGCAGTAAAGAATGTTGAATAGGTATGAAATTGATAAGACAATAAATATTTTTAAAAACGATAAAGAATTTCAAGATATGTTATCAGAATGTGATGCTATTCTTGATGATGATAATTATCGTCAACTTGCTATTGTTTTATTAGAGAACAAAGAAGAAATTAATAATAAAACAATTGATGAATTAAATGCCTCAGCTCCGCCAATCGCTAGAGACGATATAGCATCTATATGCGGAAAAAGCTATATAGAAGGTTATATGTATCGTCAAGTAATTTATACTTTTAAGTACTCTACTATTAAAATATTTTTTCGTCAGAATTATTCAAAATTTATGCCTGATTATGACTTTACAGTTATAAACTCTCAACCAAAAATGAAATTATTTATAGAAGCATTTATGAGAGTTTATGATAGATTTGCTAATATAGTTGATGAAATATATAATTTAGTAGATGTTGATAAAACTCCAGAAAAATATCTTAATTATCTTGCACAAGCAATAGGATATGAGAGAGAGGATAATAATCTTCTTAACAATGTTTCTTTTAGAGAACTTATTAAAAATATAGTAGAAGTTTATAAAATCAAAGGAACAAATTATTCATTTGAATTATTCTTTAATTTTTTAGGATTTCAAGCTGAATTAAAAGAATATTGGTTTGATAAACGATTTGGTGATCCTAATATTTCAAGTAATCCTGAAACAGGAACTTCAAATAAAAATAATTTTTCTTTTTATCTAACTACTAAAAAACCAACTAGTTATATTCCATTAGGAATGAAGAATTCTTATATTATTTCTGATGATCAAATTATTAGTACTCTTGATATAAATGAGTTTAATCGTAAGATAAGCTCCGGAGAATTTACTGTTAAACAACTTTTAGGTGATGAGACAGGTTATTCAAATCAACCATATACATTTTTTAAAACTAATGTAATGGAATATAATCTTGAAAACACTAGGGCAGAAGAAGGGAGTGGAGAACTTTCTTCTGCAGCCTTAGCTTCTATTGAAAGATATGCTAACTTTTTAACGCCTATATTTATGCAAAAAAATATTGTTGTATCTATTAAACCATTTGAGGATTTTGCTGGAGTTATTATGTTAACCGATGCTGATAGAACAGACCCTAGGTCTGGGAGACAATTAAGTGAAAATATGATTCATACTTATGAAGGATATCAGCCAGCTTATTATTATTGGGAAGATGGAGTTAGGTATTATAATGAATCAGCCTTAAGAAGTGAGAAGTTTTGGCCTAGGGCAGATATTAGTAATCCTGAAGGTGGAGGACATTTTATAAGTAATTTTTATATTGATACTACTGAAAAAATTAATCAAATAAGAGAAGATATAGAAAATGAATTTCCCTTTTATTCTGATGCTGAAGTTTCAGAGGTGTTATCACAAAGAATATCTAATAAGTCAATATTTGGAAATACTTTTCCCAATAGAGATTTATTATATCCATATGTAGATAAAGAAATTGTGTTTCCTTTTCGCTCTATGCTCTATAGAGATAGTTTTGAACCAGGTTCTCATTTAGAATATAATTATAATTTTTCTAATATGAAAGGTGAAAAGAAAAGATTATCTGAAGCATATAATGAAGTATTAGATAATAAGACAAAAATACAATCAATAGTTTTAGATAATGGTAGCGGTAATAGTGTAGTAAAAATAGATAAAATTTCTACTTATCGCCATATATCTCAAGGAGATGAAATTAAGATTTTATTTTCTAGAGATATTAACAATAATGGAGTTTATGAGGTTTTAGATTCAACTGATACTGGCTCATACATTGAAATAGAATTAGATGGTCAAGTAAACAGTAAGCAAAGAAAATCTGGCGGTTTTATACAGATTTATTATAATGACTGGAAAGAGCAAGAGTTTAATTTTCCATTTATGTTTGACCGTCTTATTAATGTTGAACAAGAGAGAAGCCCTTGGTATTTGGATGAGTCTTATCAATACATAGATTCTGAGTTTAATAAGAATGTTGATGATGATAGAACCGTGGCTCAAAGC